CTAGGTTGTTGTACTATTTAAGAAGAAGAGGTTATAGAGGTTTTAGTATGAATAGACCAGATAAAGTATGGAACAAACTATCAGTAGCAGAAAAAGAAGTAGGTGGAATACCTAATTCTAGTGAAGATATAAAACAAGCTCACGCGGCCGCGATTGAAATGTATATTCAAGATCATGTTGGGATGAAGCGAGATGGAACATTTGGTGATTTATATTTTAACGAATTATTAAATGATTGGAGTAAATTTGATATAAATAAAAGAACAAAATTTGATGCAACCATAAGTTCTGGTTTAGCTATTATGGCTAACAATAGACATTTATACGCACCAAATCCTAAGGTTGAAAAACCTAAATTAAACATAAATATTTCTAAGTATAGTAATACTGGAACTAATTCACAAATAATAAAATAAATATGGCATATTCTGGTAAAAGTTATTTTCCAAGTCAAACAGTAAGCGATGCTGAAAAGCTTAGTTATGATTATGGTTTAAAAGTAGCTAAAGCTATAGAAACAGAATGGTTTAATGAAGACAGAAGTATCAATCGTTACATGTCTAACCATAAAGACTTTCATAATTTAAGGTTGTACGCAAGAGGCGAACAGTCTATACAAAAATATAAGGATGAGTTATCTATAAATGGTGATTTGTCCTATCTTAATTTAGACTGGAAGCCTGTTCCAATTATTTCTAAGTTTGTAGATATAGTTGTTAATGGTATAGCTGAAAGAACTTATGATATAAAAGCTTTTTCTCAAGATGCTTTTGGTATAAAGAAACGAACTAAGTATATGGAGTCTATTCTTGCTGACATGAGAACTAGAGAGCTAGACAACTTTTCTAAACAAGCTTTTGGTATATCTTTAGCAGAAAATGATCCAGCAATAATTCCAGACACAGAACAAGAGTTAGAGCTACATATGCAACTTGAATATAAGCAAGCTGTAGAAATAGCCGAAGAACAAGCTTTAAATGTATTATTTGAAGGTAATAAATATGAGTTAATAAAAAAGAGATTTTATCATGACTTAACAGTTTGTGGTATAGGTGCTGTAAAAACATCTTTTAATACTTCTGAAGGTGTTGTTATAGATTATGTTGACCCTGCTAATTTAGTTTATTCTCATAGTGACTCTCCTTATTTTGAAGATATATATTACGTTGGAGAAGTTAAATCAATACCAGTAAATGAATTAGCAAAACAATTTCCTCATTTAACAGAAAGTGATCTTGAAGATATAATGAAAAATAAAAATTATAATAGAAATAATTATAATACAAGGTATTCTGTAGATAAAGAAGATAATAATACTATTCAAGTTTTATATTTTAATTATAAAACATATATGAACGAAGTTTATAAAATAAAAGAGACTGGTACTGGTGCTGATAAAATTATACCAAAAGATGATTCTTTTAATCCACCGGAAAATAAAGAAGGTGGATACTCAAAGCTTTTAAGATCTATAGAAACTCTTTATGAAGGAGCTTTAATACTTGGTACTAACAAGCTTTTAAAATGGGAAATGTCTAAAAACATGATGCGTCCTAAAAGTAATTTTACTAAAGTAAAAATGAATTATTCTATTGTAGCACCTAGAATGTATGATGGTAGAATTGATTCGTTAGTAAAACGTATTACTGGTTTTGCTGACATGATTCAATTAACACATCTTAAACTACAGCAGGTAATGTCACGTATGGTTCCAGATGGTGTTTATTTAGACGCTGACGGTTTAGCAGAAATAGATTTAGGTAATGGAACAAATTACAATCCACAAGAAGCTTTAAATATGTTTTTTCAAACTGGTTCTGTTATTGGTAGATCATTTACAAGCGATGGTGATTTAAATCCAGGTAAAGTTCCTATACAAGAAATTACTTCTGGATCAGGTGGAAACAAAATACAAGCTCTTATAGGTAATTATAATTATTACTTACAAATGATAAGAGATGTAACTGGATTAAATGAAGCTAGAGATGGTAGTATGCCAGATAAAAATGCTTTAGTTGGTATACAAAAGATAGCGGCAGCTAATAGTAATACAGCAACAAGACACATATTACAAGCTGGATTATTTTTAACAGCTGAAACAGCAGAGTGTTTATCACTTAGAATATCAGATATTATAGAATATTCTCCAACTAAAGAAGCTTTTATACAATCTATAGGAGTACATAATGTTGCTACTTTAGAAGAAATGTCAAATTTACATTTATATGATTTTGGTGTATTTATAGATTTAATGCCAGACGAAGAAGAAAAAGCACGACTTGAAAATAATATACAAATGGCTTTACAGCAGCAAAGTATAGATCTTGAAGATGCTATTGATTTAAGAGAAATTAAAAACGTAAAACTAGCAAATCAAATGCTAAAAATACGTAGAAAAAAGAAACAAGAAAGAGACAGACAATTACAATTAGAAAATATACAAGCTCAAACACAGTCTAATACTCAAGCTGCTCAAGCTGCTGCTCAACTTGATGTT